TACCTACACCACCTATACCTAATTGAAAAACCATTTCTATAATTACTTCTTTAGCAATATGATTGATAGGTCTTTCACCTATTAAATGTTCTGCATTTTTAAGTGCTTCATCAAAATCTTTATTAAAAACATTTTCTAATTCTTCCTTAGTATATTCTTTATTGTCATCCCATTGTTCAGGTTCTACACATAAGTGTCCATATCCAATAGTTCTTTTGCCAAGACTATCTTTATATACTCTTGGTACAAAACCTTCATGTTCTTGTATTTCTTTTTTTAAACTTTCGTACATTTCTTCTCTCCAAATTTGTTGTTAATTTTATTCTTAATCGCCATACAAAACCATATAATCTTCTGCATAAGCATTCTAGTAATAGCATAAATTTTTCCATAATTACACCTCATAAAATACTTAATGTTTACAACCTCCACAAGCACACAAATCCCCATCATGCCAATGGGTATGCAAAGGTTTCTTACAATGACAATCACAATGACATTTTTTGCATTTTGTTTTCTTTTTTTTTCTAGGTTTTTGTATAAAAAATTTTTCAACCCACTTGCAATAATTATCTATTGTGCCAAAAATTTTTAAAAATATTTTATCCATTAGTCTAAACTTGAAATACTTGTTATCTTTTTTTCTTTTGAATATTCATCAATTATAACATTTGCTTTTACTCTAGTGCATTGAAATTTTGCATTTGATGATCTTTCACTTATTCTTTTCATTTTAAGGCAAGATGCCATCTTTTGATCCTGTATATATAGATGTTCTTTTAAAACTGGTGGTTCACCAAGAAACATTAATAAACTAATTACTACTTCCATTCGCTCTAACCTTATCCTTTAATTCTTCTATATCATCTAATGCTTTTTCTAATTGTTTTTCAATATGGCTAAGCATTACTTGATTGTGTATGTTTTTATCTAATAATTCTTGGTGTTTATCTGTTTGTTTAAAAAGTTCTTCTAATAAGATAAATTGTTCTTTATCTACAGTAGTCTGTTCCGAAGCCTTTAGAAGGTCTGCGTTCATCAACTCTCTTGATGTTTCTAATGATGTAAGTCTTGCTGTTATTTCTGTATATGCAAATATACCCATAGAAACTCCAATAATAATACCAATCATATTTTTAATTGGCATAGCAACAGATGTATTCTCACTAACTTTCATAATCTACCATTATTAATTTAATACCTAATTTTTTTTGTTCTTTTGTAGGAGTCCTACATATTCTATAAGAACCTTTTGGTTTGTTTTCTAAACTTTTTCCTTTATTTGTTTTCCTATAAGTATTTGTTTTTATGTCTAGTAGTTGTATTTTACCATCTTTATCTACTATAACAATATCAAATGGACAAGATGGATCACAACTTTTTGCTACATAAAATCCTTGTTTTGTCAGCTTCGCTATTGCTTCATATTCACCCACCACACCTTTAATAGATGTTTTCTTTTGTCTTGCAGAAATATCTATTGAATTAAACTTAAGACTAGATTGACTAGACTTGATATGCTTAGTGCAGCTACGAACCATAAGATTTTATATATATTGTTTATTTTTTCATCCATGTGCTTAAGATGATTATTTTTTATAGTGTCAATCTTTTGATGTACTAATTTAAGTTCACCTTGTAGTTTTATAATATCTTGAGAATTTTTTTGAGATTGTGTTGGCATTACTTTTGAAACTCCTTAATTAACATATTTAAATAATCTTTACCTATAGCATCATAGATAATTTTTAATTGATCTTTTGGTATATTAGAAAAATTATATTCCATAAGATAAGGAACTAAACTTTCATCAGTTTGTAATTCTTGCATAGTTTCTTTTCTAGCACCTTGTATGTATTGTTTTATAATTATTCTTTTTTGATTTACATTTAAAGATTGATAACCAGGTGAATCTACTATTGCTGATAAACCTAAATGTATTTTAGGAGCAAATACATTTTTAAATGCTCTATCTAAAACTGGAATACCTGTGCTTCTAAATATTTCATTATATCTAAAGTTTAATTTATCTAATTCTATTTCAGCAGAATTTTTTTCTTGTCTTATAGTTACACCAGTAAGCTCTGTTAAAATAATATTTTCATTTTTAACTGGTCTTGCAACAAATTTAGTTCCATCTTCTGACAACACAGCATGGGTTACTGATGTTCTGTCTGGTAGTTCAGCAGGATTAAATATAGCTTTTAAATTATTTTGTATTGAATAAAGAGGATTTAATTTTGCATTATCTAAATTAGAAGTTTTAGTATCTTTAGCAGCTTGTATATTCCCATCTGCTGCATCTAAAAAACCCATATAAGTTTTAAATGGTGTAAAGTATTGTGATGCAATTAAACCAACTGTTTCGTTAATTAATTTATATCCTTTATTACTATCAGCAGTTGCAATAGATTCTAATAATTGATCTATAGCATACAAGCCTGTACCACCTCTTGTTCCTAAAAATACTTTTGCAAAATCTTTTGTAGTTCCTGTTATAGTTCCTAATCTTCCATCTTGCCATCTATCTATAAAATCAGCTACAAATAAATATGCAGCTAATGGGTTATATGGAAATATATCTATTGTTTTATTTGCAACTTTTATTTCATTCCATTTTTCACCTGCAATTTTAGAATCTCTAATCTGTGCAGCTACACCAAATAAACCCCAACCCACTATTCCTTTAGTTAAACCTGAAGTATTTCCTTCTTTTAATTTTCTAAAAAAACTTTTTGTAAAAGTACCATCTGTGCTAAATGTTAAAGTCGTAATAATAGGATCAACAAAAACAGCTCTACCAGCACCTGTTAAAGTTGGTAAGGGAGAATATTCATATAAAAATTTTAATGAATTAACTAAAAATCTTGGAAAAGGTACAACAAGAGTTGCTATAAATGGAGCTTTATTAATAGCTTTTACAAATGCTGCTGCGAAACCTTGTTCAGGTGCTGCGGCATAAGTTAATTCTAAAGAATGATCTACAGCAGCAGCTATATCTTGTTTTCTTAATCTGTTAATTAAATTAGGATTATTAACTATTTCACCTAAAGTTCTACCACCATATATGCTTTTATTATTTCTTACAATTGCATCTAAAGAAGATAAGAATACAGCTCTCCTTGTAATAAATTCTTGAAATTTATTTAAAAAATTTAAAAGATTTGCAGCTTTTTCTGCTACGTTTAATGGAGAAAATTTTTGTATTTTTTTAACTGGAGAAACTCCATCATTTATAATGTCAGAACTATATCTTAAAAACAAACGATCATTTTCTTTTGGTAATGAAGCTAATATTTTATCTACATCAGCTTTTACTTTTTTGTGTGTGCTAGGATTTAATTGTCTAAAAATTTTTAAAAAACCTTCCATAGCTGTTACAGGATTTGCTGCTCTTTTTAAAGTTTTACCACTTAATTTTTGCCATAATTGATCCGCACCATATTGAAATGCTTGATGTAAAACATCTATACCAACCCTTCCAGCTTGTGATATAAAATTTCTCATCGCAGTTGACCATCTTCCAACCATCATAGCTCTACGAACACCATCTAATTTTTGAACTACATTAGTTGCTAAATCAACAGTATCTATTCCTTGAGCATTTAATTCATCAACTAAATTTTTAGAAACTTTTCCATCTTTTAAAAATTTACCATAGGCTTTAGATAGTTGTGATAATCTATTAAGATTTTGTGCTGAGGTTCTTGCACCTGCTCTGAAAAAATCTAATAATTCATCTGCTGTAAGTTTATGTTTTTTTAATAGTGCATTAAAATCAGTTTCTTTAATTAGTCTAGGTGTAGTCATTACATCATATATTTGATCGCTTATTCTCATCAAAGGATTTCTTTTTACTTTTCCACCTTTTAAAACATCTTCAAAAAATGCTTCAATTTTTTTTGCTGTTCTTTGACTTATAATTTTTTCAGAAACATCATCTAATCTATCAACAGTATTTAAATCAAGATCACCCTCTAATGATTTAGGTTTTACTGTCGTTGCTTCTTCTATTTTTTCTGCAATTTTTTTTCTTTTTTTATTAAAATTTTTAGAAGCATCATCATTGTTTTTTATTTTTTGTGTTTTTATATTTTGAGCTTTTCCTCTACCCACAAAAGATACTAGCAAGTCTAAAGGAATACCAATAATTCCTCCCTCTATCGCCATTTTTTTTCTAGCTAACTCCTCAGAATCTGCATCATTGGCTTCTAAATATTCTGATATTGGATTTGCAAGTGTTGGAAAACTTTCAATTAAATTTGAAAATCTTGCTTCGTATGGAGAAAATGCAAATTGTTCTGCAAGACCACCCACAACTGCATTCTTAGCAACAAATTGACTTACAGCTCCTACTTTAGTTGTGGCTTTTGGAATCTTTGTTACTAAATTTAAACCTGAAGCTGCTTTACTAAATCCAAAATAAGGAATTGAAAATCCAAGTAAATCTCTTGAAAAAGATCCTCCAAAATAAGTTGGCTCTTTTACTTTATCAAATTTAACATTTTCAAAAGGTCTTTTATCAAAAAATTTATCACCTAAAAAATTAGCAAAATCTACTGTCGCTTGACTTGTATCTCTTATAGCACCACCATAAGTTCTTTTTAATAAATTTTCGCTAAAATTTTCCCAACTATAATAACCTTCTTTTTCTATTACATCTTCTATATCTGGCTCTAAAGTTCCACCATCTAATACAGAACCTTCCATTATTTTTATACTTGCATTTATTTCTTCTAAACTTCCTGGTTTAGGTAATTCTTTTTTTATACTTTGATTTTTTTCTTTGATTTCATTTACTAAATCTTTATCAGCATCTTTAGATAATAATTCTAATGGAGATATTTTAATACCAACCTCTTCAGCAGAAACTAAATCTTCTTCTTTATTTTCCTCTGAAAGAATTTTATTAAGTTCTTCTAAGTCTGTATTTTGATTGGTACTTTGACTTCCTTCTAATTTTTTATTAAGTTCTTCAAGAGTAGGCATTTTACTCCCTATTGTTTAATATATTGTGAGTATGGTACTAATTTTTTTTCCTTATCATCATATACAACTACCTGACCTTTGAAATTATATGTTAAGCCTGGAGTTATTTTACTTAAATCAGCAGCACCATCTTTTATAGGAAGTTCAGGTGATTTTTCTAATAATTTTTTCTCTTGTTCTTTAATAAAATCAAATGCTGCTTGTGTACCTGCCAGAGTAGGTTTTACTTGTTTGTTGTATAAATCTTGTGATGCTTTTGGCAATTTATCAAACCAAGCATCAAAATCTGGTGCAAGTTGTCCTTCTTTGTATAAAGCTAATGCTTCTTTGGATAAAGTGTTCTGTCTGTTTTTAGTAAGATAAGCATTTAGTGCGGCTTTATATTCTTCAGTTCCAGGTTTATAACCAGCAGCTTCTAAATTTTTTTGTAATTCAGTTTTGGCAGGAGTAGTTAATTTTTTAAGTTGTGCAGATTGTACTAATGCTGGAAAAAAACCTTCTAATGGGTCTTTGCCTTTTAATCCTTGACCATATAAAGCAGCACCTAACATAGCACCTTCAGGTATATTACTTAACAGTCCACCACCTGAGTTCATTTTTGAAAAACCACCTTGAAGTAAACCATTGCCAGACTCACCGCCTGTACCAATCAATCCTTGACTTCCTTCCATTTGTCCTAAATTTTCTCTACCATATTCCATGCCTGGTGAACCATAAAGAAATTTTCTTAAGTTATCTAATAATGACATTATATTAATCCTGTTAAATCTAAATCTAATAAATTTGGTTGTCTAACAAAACCATATTGACTTTCCACAGATTGAATATTCAATACGTTGTTAAGGTTGTTTTTAGCATTATTATACCTTGTTTGCAAATCAGAAGATAGTTGTTGACCTAGATTTGCATTAGCAAAATAGTCATTTACTATTGATTGCTGAGGTGTAGTATTTGTAAGTGCATAAGGTGCAAAAGGTGTTAATTGATTTATCTGAGTTCTAAACTCACCTTCACCTTCCCTTGTAGGAGGAGGATTTACAAAATCTGGAGCAGTAGAAAATAAATTAGTAATAAATCCAAATGGACTATATTTTTGATAAAGTTCTATTGTTTTATCTAAAAAATTTTGTCTTTCTATTGTATTTTGAGCTTCAATAGCAGCAGGATCATCAACTGCAAATTTTTTACCACCAACCATTACATAAGGTGGTTCTATTGATCCTCCACCATTTGTAGATGTTGGAGATGTTCCTGTATATTGTCCTACTGCACCATATTGTTCTCTAGTGTTACCACCATTACCAGTATTTCCAGAAGATGTATCACCTCTGGATTTACCACCCATTCCCATTTGTGCTTCTCTACTCATGGTAACTCCTTACACAATTATTGCAATTGCAACTAAAATATATAAAACAAAAATATGTGTTGAAGGTTTGTTTTTAATTTTAGTTTGAATATCATAAATAATTTTATTAATTTTATCCATTATAATAACCCTCCTAATAGTCCAAGACCTCCGCCAATCAATGCTCCAGCACCTCCGCCAAATTGTCCACCCACTAATGCTCCTCCTAGTGCTGTTGAAAATGGATTTGCTTGTGTTTGAGCTTGACCAGTTGTTGTTGGGAAACCAGCAGCAATTGGTGAAACTATTCCTGCATATTGTTGTAATGCTTGTGCAGGTGCAAGTTGTTGTTGTCTTTGTAATGCTTCTAACTGTTGTCCTGTTTGTAGTAATGTTGGAGCTTGTGTTGCAATTGCTAATTGCCTTCCTCTTTCTTGTCCATAAGTTTGAAATGCTAAAGGTAAAGCAGCTTGTGCAACTTGTGATAGTGCTTGTTGTTGTGCCATAGGACTTGTTGGAGTTCTACCTGCACCACTAAATTGTGATTGAACACCAGTTGAAATATCTGCTGCTGTTCTTTGAATTAATGGAGAAAGAAAAGGATTTAAAAATTGTCCACCAAGAGTTGCTGCTAATTGTTGTTGTGCAGCATTTGCCATTGTTTCTTGCCCAGCAAGACCTGATAATGTTTGTTGAGTTGGTGCTACATAACCTGCTGCACCTACACCTTGATTATATAAATTACCTGCTTCTGATATTATTTGATTAAGTGCTGGTTGTGCTGCTGCGTAAGGTGTTACTGATTGTGTTGTTGTTTGCCCACCACCAGATGAACCTCCTCCTAAAAAACTCATGTATTCTCCTCTTGTTTAATTTGTTTTTCTAAAACAACATGGGTTCTTTTGTACCCATAACTATTATAAACTTTTTGCCAACCTGGTCTAGCAATCAATTCCATCATTTTACAACCTTCTTGTTTTGCAAACTCCTCAATTTTATTTATAAGGTGTTGCCACTTATGTCTTTGTCTGCCAGTTGCAATATAAATATGACAAACTTTACCAAGTTTTTTTTGTATCAGCTCTGTTACCACTACACCAAAATATTTATCTAATGTTTTTTTTTGGGTTTTATCCCAGATAATCCATACTTGAAATTTATCTTGTTTTGCTATTTCAAATACAAAGTTAGAATCGGTAAGTTGACTTGAATACGCAAGAGCTTGTTTAATATCTTTATCTACTAAACTCCAAGCCTTATCAAGTTCTTGAGCTGGTATTCGTACTAATTCCATAAATACATTAAAAATGCTATATTGTTAAGCACTTTTTTCGTCAAATATCTCTAAATAACTTATTATACCTGCAATATTATTTGCAGAACCTGCTTTTAATTTTAACGTATCTCCTGCTTCTAAAACCATAGTACCTTTAACAAGATTATCTACTGTTTTAGATGCTAAATTAATATGTGCTACTTCATGCTCTGCATTAGATGCTGAACTATCTGTAGTAAATGCCTCTACTTCAATATTACCAGAATGAATATTTGTAATCTGTATTGATTTAATTAATGCAGTTCTGTCAGTTGGACAGGTATATACAGTTGTTTTGTTTGTCGTTGTCAGATCAAACATAGAATTTTTATAGACATTAGCCATAATTATCTTGCAGTAGCTGGAATACCTTTTCCTACATTAGCCACTAATGGTTCTTGTGCTACAGCATAATAAATAGTCGCATAAGTATTTGCATTCATTTGCGCTCCATTATTTCTTATTTTAAAACCATTAGAAAGAAAATCAATATCATACTCTGTATAGTCAGCAGCATTTTGATTTGGATAAAGTTGTGTATTAGCTGGGTTATCTATATCTCTTTTTGAATCTGTTATTCTCCAACTTGCAGTTGTTGATATTCTTCTTGTTAATAAAAATGCAGGTTTAAAACCACAGTTTACAAATGTACCATCTACATTTCCATTACCTATAAATGATCCCACTAAACTATAACCAGGTATTGATCTAAAACAATATGCAATATGATTGTCACCACTTCCATTAGAAGCACCAGATGTTCCTATAGAAAATGTATTAGTAGTAAAAGCTGTATCATTCCACACAGCAGCTTCATCAACTTTTGCTGCATCTGAGTTTAGTCTTATATGATAATCTTCTGGTGTTCCATCGCCAGATGTGTCTAACCCATTATGATAAGTTACCCATTGCTCTGCATCAGTATAATTTCTTACAATTACCATATCTGGTGTAGCTCCAAGACCATGAGGAACAGTTGCATTACTTCCTGTTCCTGTATATTTTATTATAGAAAATCCAGCAGTTGCATTTAAAGAATAAGATGTAGGAGTAATTGATGCTCCCCCTTGTGTTATACCAGATGTTGTTCCAGCTTTCCAATTCCATGATACATAAGTATCTGAACTGGTATTAATTCCACCATTTGTACCAACAGTAAAGCCATCTGCACCAAAAGCTGTTAAGTATTGTGCATTTGTATCTTCTGCTGATGTTAAATTTGGAAATAGTGATTTTGTTACACCTCTAACTGAATCATGTGCAAAATGATTTGTAGCACCATTTCTTTCCTTAATCCAAACCCAATCAGGTTGAAAACCAACACCTGTTACCGAAAGAGAAGAGCCTGTACCAGTATAAAGTTTTGTATTAAAATGTAAACCAGGTTTTGTAATTGTTGAATAAGCCATAGTACCTCCTATAAGTTAAATCCTTCTGTGCAAAATGCAGTATGATTTGCAGGAACATCATACTCAAATTTTCCAATACCTGAAGCATTAGTACCTTCAGAAGAAATCGCAGTTGTTCCAAAAAATCCATTTCCAAAGTTTGCATCAATAGTAAAAGTCCTTCCACTTGCTGAACCATGACCTTCACCAAAACAAGCAAACTGTAATTGCTTTCCTGAAAAATTAGTTGCTTGACCAGTTACTTGATTACCAAAGGTCGAACCATTTTTATAAAATTGAACAGTTCCATTTTCTATATCAACTGCAATTCCTATAATATCTCCAGCACTTAAAGATGTCATATTTTCTTGTAAGAATGCTGATGTAAAGCCACTATAGATAGCAACATTATTACTGCTTTTTGCAAAACGAAGAAAAATAGTATTTTTAAAATTACTTGATGCTTCTATACCTGGAAAAAATTTTACTCCTATATAGTGAGTATTATCTGAAAAAGCAGTCATCTTAAACTCTGCATAGTATTTACCAGAGAATGTTCCAAGATTAGAAAATCCCCAACTATCACTTGCTGGTGTTGCAAATGCAAGAGTTGTATTTCCATTAGAATATGTAAAACCTGGTTTTAAGTTTGATCCAACATTGTTATTCCAAGTATTAAAAACATTTGATGGTGTGTCAATTGCTTGTTTTAAATTTCCATTAACTGTTAAATTATTTGAACCAGCAGAATCTGTACCTAATGCACCAGAGTTCTCAAATTTTAAATGAAAACCATTTGTACCAAAAGTAACTCCAGTTGGCGGTTTAAATTTCCAAATACCTGATGTAGAATCTGTTTGACCAAATGATGTTGGTGCAACAACTGTTCCATCTACAAAACAATAATGTGATAAATAACCTTGAAGATAAGCAGCATCAGATGGATGTCTGCCAATAGTAACATTAAAACTATTTCCACCTCCTACCCAATTACCTGAAGTAGCTGAAGTATTAGTATTTGTGCTAAATGAAGTTTCTCTCTCACCATTTATGTATAATTTAATTTTATCTTCTGCTGTGCTATCTGCTAAATTAATTTGAACAACTATATGATAAAATCCGTTAGTATCCCTAAATTTTCTAGTTGTTATTTTATTTAAAATTGTAGAGTTACTTATATCAGCCTGAAGAGCTAATGAAGAATCACTTCTATATCTTAATCTAAAATAATTACTATTATCAGCATACATTTCCCATAATGCTTGATCGGTTGTAACACTAGATAGTTTTACCCACATAGAAATTGTTGCTACTGTTGTGCTTCCTGTTGATGAGTTTGTTCTTGTTAAATAACTATTTGCCATAATATTATCCTAGTTAAACTGTCCTGAGTTATTAGCTCCTAAATTAATTGTAATACTAAATGCTCTGTCAGCAGTTTGACCTTGTGCATCTGTAGCTCTTATTGTGAAACTAAATGTTGT